TCATGTTGATGACCTCCAAAGTTTCTGCTCGGTATCAAGAACATCATGTTCCTGTGCAAAGTCCTTGTTATCTATAAAACCCTCAAATTTATAGATGATCTCATCATCTTCTTCAGAATAAATAAACTTCACTTTTGCAATGTTAGCGCCGTTTTTACCAATAGGTATTCTTAGAGTTGTGCTAAGAACGCCTTTTGCGTTGATTTTGCCATTGAATTCGTAATGAGACTCGTCAACATTTATGTATAAAGTACCATAAACATTTGATATCCCCGATGATTTGTTTACTTCAAGTGTGTAATGTGCTTTAGGAGTGGAATATATATCCCCCTCATTATGCCATCCTGAATTAGTAAAAAAATCCAACATTTCTTTTCTTTTGGCTTTTTTCTTGGCTTTATGATCGCGCCAATAGGGTAAAGCAAATGCAGCTGCAGATACAATGAGGCTTATTGTTGCGACGACGTTAGAATAGCTCATTTATTATACTCCAGAGGATTGAGATGTGTAGCTTCTTGCAAATGATTAGGGGCAAAGTGGGCGTAACGCATTGTCATTTTTATATCTGTATGCCCCAGAATTCGTTGAAGCACCAGTATGTTTCCGCCGTTCATCATGAAGTGTGATGCAAAAGTGTGACGAAGTACGTGAGATAACTGCCCAGCAGGAAGATCTAGGTTGGCACGCTCTACGGCTTTGCGGAACGCCGAATAACAGGACTTAAAAAGTCGACCAGCCTTTTCAGGTTTTGGTAGTGAATCGAAAAACTCTTGGCTAACTGGTACTGTCCGATTGCGGTTCCCTTTGGTTTTGAAAAAACTTACTTTGAGGTTTCTGATCTGCTTGGTTGTCAATGATTCAGCTTCATCCCATCGAGCGCCCGTGACTAAGCATGTGCAAGCTACCCAGAATGCACTTTCGTTTCTGCTTTTTCTGCATTCTTCCAGCAAACGTGTGATCTCATCTTCTTCTAGATAAGATAACTCAGCTTCTTCAGATTTAAATGGTCTGAGGTCAGAAAGCGGGTTATCTAGCTTCCAGTGTCCCAGCCGTTTCAACTCATTAAAAACAGCTCTAAAATAGGCCAGCTCTAAGTTCATTGTCCGTGGAGATACTTGTTTTACACGAGCCGTGCGTACTATTTCCCCAGAGAGTCGTTTTTTTCTGTAGGAAGAAAACATGGTTGCATTAAATTCGTGTGCAGTGGGGTCACCCATACTTTCACAGGCAAACTCCATTGCGCCTTTGCGTTTTTCACCGTCATCTAGCGTAACGCCATGCTCATCAAACCATTGCACCACAAGGTCTTTCAGTTTGCGGCGATCTTCTTTTCCATCGAGCCAAGGCTTGACATGAACATTTTCTAATATGTGGTTTTGGTAGGCTGTGGCCTCTCCCTTGGTGGAGAACGTTTTGCGTATACGCTTACTGCTTTTACCTTTGGGTTTACCTTCGGGATAAAAGTCTAAAAGCCACTTGCCATCTAATTGTTTTTTTATCGACATAACTTAGTTTGAGATCGTCATCACTACCCGGCCTAATACGCTGATTTCATCTAGGCTGCAGTCAAAGGACATTCCAACACCGCCAACTCTCACGCGATTTGTCGGTATACGAACCAGTGTTCTAATGCTGATTTTTCCTTCAATACTTACCAGCCATTCGCCGTCGAAAACTTCATCAAAAGAACGATCGACAATGAACTGCGCTTTGTCGTCTTGGATGCAAACTGGATCGGCGGGGAGCGTTGATGCAGGATTGAAAAATACTTTATCTAGTCTCGCCATTCCTGCGTCAACTAATTGACCGCCTGCAAGCTTTTGATGCAGCAAATGCAACATATCCAGTTCTTCATTGTAGAACTTGCGACCTTGGCCGGTAGCGAGCCATTCCAGTGTAGCGCCAGTCTCGGCCATACAGCGAACAACGATGTCAGCAGGGAAATAGCCTCTACGATAGCGGTTAGCCAAACTGCTGCTGGCAATGCCAAGGTGATCGGCTAAAGCTAATTTTGTCTTGAAACCATAGGCCTCAAGGATCCTATCCAGTGTTTCGGCACTCCCTTTAGAGAAGTCAATTTGTAGGCTCATGAAAATTTTCCCTTGCAAACTCCCTGTTTGGAAGTCTACTATCTGATTTGTAGGTTTATGAAAGTTATTGAGTGTTGCTGCACTCAAAGTGAAAAAGGAGTTTGCCCGATGCGTCCTAACATTACAATTGCCATTACAACCCCATACCTGCCTATAGATGAGTACTGTCGTATCACTGGAACCCCTATTGGCACGGCTCGCGACATGGTGCGTGACGGTCGTTTACCTATCCGTGGCAAAGGCGATAAGCCCAAATCAAGGGTTGAAATCAATATGGCTGCATTAACCGTGCAAGCTTTAAGTGAATGCAATATTTCGCTTCAGGCGTAATTCACCTTAATTGTTAGATTGGGGTGAATCATGTTTGATTATGCCGTTTCCAAACATCCGCATTTTGACATCGCCTGTCGGCAGTTCGCTGTTCGTCACAACCTTGTAAAGTTGGGCGAGGTAACAGGTATTAAGCCACAGACATTACGCAATAAACTGAACTCGGAGCAGCCACACCAGCTCACTTGTATAGAGCTATTGGCTATCACCGATGCCACCGAAGATGCCACCCTACTCGATGCACTGCTGGCACAAATCAACTGCATGCCGTCTGTACCGGTCAACGAAGCCAGCACTGGGAACATTTCAGCCTACGCGCTGCATGCTACTGCCGCAGTTGGCAACGTTGCCGCCGCCGCCGTGCAGGGCGACCACAAAACGCCGGTACGCAAAAGCGCACTGCTTGAAAGCGTCAACACGGCGATCCGCCATTTGTCGCTGATCGGCTTGACCGTTCAGAACCGCATCCAATCCACCCCGGCGCTAGCCTCCACCGTTGACGTGATCAGCGGCTTGAGCGCTGTTGCTGGTTTAAGCTGAGGTGATCACCGTGGTTATTTCTATCGCTCCACTGCTGAAACAACAAAGCCCATCGCGGCATTTTGAACACGGTTTTATTGAACTGCCGGGCGGAAAGCGCTGGCGCCCACGTCACGATCAGGCGGCCTTACTGCGTGGCCTGTCAACGGCTAAGCCTGTTTCACCGCTGCGCCGTTTGTTTTGCCGTTAATTGGGGCTGTCATGTTGTTGGCTACTGAAACACAAAAAGCGATCGGCATTAAGCGCATTTCACAGATTAAGCGTGAGCTGTTCCCGCATAAGCAGAATCAGGCGCAAGAGGCTTTTGATAAGTCGCCGGAACATATCCGCAGAACTGTTTGTTTTCATGCCGGGCTGAAAGAGCGGCATATAAAAATGAAGTTTGCAGAAATGAGTTATTCAGAGCGTAAACAAATTGTGTGGGCGCTGAATGACCTGATTGATTTATCAAAAACCTTACCGCGATTTATCAGTGATGATGATTGCGAATTAAACGTTAATTAACCGCATTGCGTAATTCTGGCGTTAACCCGCCGGGCATCGCTTTGTCTGAAATAAGGATTAAATATGTCGAATGTGATTTTTATGGGGTTAGACCCGGCAAAGGAAGGTAGCGATATTTCACAGGTGGCTGCGTTGCTTGATAACGCCCGCCTTGATGAACGTAAGAACCAAGCCGATCTCGCCGCTGCTCGTCTGGTGCGTTTGGCTGCACATATCTCTAAGAACGGTTTAACGGCTATTGAAGCTGTTGAGCTGCTCCGCCAAGAGGCTGAAGCCATCGAGCATCAAGCGCAGGGGCTGCACTAATGGCCGACTTGATGGACTACGAACAGGAGCGGCAAGCGCTGGTATTGGAAGCGCAGATTACCAATGCTCGCAAATCCTCCGCGCTGCCTTCTGCCTTTGTTTGCGAAGAATGTGATGCTCCGATTCCTGCCGCGCGTCGCGCTGCCGTTCCCGGCGTTGATACCTGCGTAAGCTGTCAGCAGATCCGCGAGACGCAAAGTCACCTTTACACGGGGAAGGCATGACAGAGTTCTCTATTTTGTTCGGCCTGCTGGCCTTGCTGGCAGGTCATTTTATTGCGGCCGATTTGAGTGACTCAGAATTTGCACGCAGACCAGAAAACCAAAATTACGATTAAGGAAATAACATGGAAATTAAAATCGGCAATGAGTTTGTAATCACCAGCGATAACCTGCAATTCATTCTTAATACGGTGAAGGTTGGTAAAACAGGTAAAAATGAAGGCCAAGAGCGTTACGAGGCTATCGGCTATTACCCTACGATTAACCAGCTTGTGAACGGCCTTATTCATCACAGCGTCCGTAATTCCAGTGTTAATAGCATTGCATCACTGGGCGCGGAGATAGGCCGCATTGGCAATTTGTGCCAAGAGGCTTTTGCTGCATGTGAGGCAGCGAAAGTTCAATGAGCCAAGCGGCTACCGCCTACGCTTACCCATGGAACGAACCGCGCCCGGCTGTTGCCGGGCCGGTAAGACCGCTTACCCGTGAGGAACTCGCTCAGGGGCAAGCTGTTTTAACCAATATCCGCCGCCTGCCGCGCTTCCTCAGCGCCATGTTCCTGACGCGTTACACCAACTTGCTCAAGAGCAAAGGGCTGCACGACGCCAACAAATGGCTGGTATTCCAGTTCGATCGCCGCATTTGGCCGCGCCTGCAAACGGTGAGCGCCAAGAACGCGATGAACCTCGCCGCGTCAATGCGGTTTTCTGCTGAAGTCGATAACTACGCAGCCCTGCCCGGTATGGACGACAAAGAGTTACGCCGCCTTGCCGATCGGGTGGCCGGTCAACTTCTGCAGAACTATGAAGATTACTGCGATGAGTTTGTGGCGGAGAACGATGGCGACAATGCCGGTCTGTTCGAAGATGCCACCCAATCAGAGTTTTATGGCCGCATTGCCGGTATGGCGCGCGCCTTCAACATCACCCCGATGCACTGGCGCAAATACCGCAAAGGCAAACTGGATGCCCGGTCAGCGATTGCCAGTCTGTCACGGTTAGTTAATTCCGAGTGGTGGGAGCGCCAGTTGAAAGCCAAGCGCACGCAATGGCGGGAGGCGTTGTTGATCGCCGTCGGCAATGTGAACCGTGGGGCGTCGTCCTACGCCAGTCGGCAGGCAATCCGCGATGTGAAAGCGCGCCGACAGTCCAATTTTGATTATCTGAACAGCCGCGAGCTTGAGAACGTCGAAACCGGCGAACGCTTCAGCCTCATCGACAAGGTGATGGCAAGCATCTCTAACCCGGAAATCCGTCGTAAGGAGTTAATGACGATGATTGCCGGTGTTGAGCAGGCCGCCGCTATCCGTGGCGATAAAGGGATGTTTATCACCCTCACCACCCCATCCAAATATCACCCGACGCGCGCCGTCGGCAAGAACAGCCCGAAGGTGCACTTTAACCACAAGTGGGACGATGAAGCCTACACGCCAAAAGACGGCCAGCGCTATCTTGTGAAGCTGTTTAGCAAGATCCGCACGTCGTTTAAAGATGCGGGCCTGCAGGTCTACGGCGTGCGCGTTGTCGAACCGCACCATGATGCGACGCCGCACTGGCATATGATGCTGTTTACCTCCAAAAAACAGCGCCAGCAGGTGATCGACATCATGCGCCGTTATGCCATGGCTGAAGATGGCGACGAGCGCGGCGCTGCTAAAAATCGTTTTGACTGTAAGCACCTGAACAGAGGCGGTGCAGCGGGCTATATCGCTAAATACATTGCAAAAAACATCGACGGCTACGCGCTGGAAGGCGAACGCGATCACGAAACCGGCGAGCTGTTGACTGATACGGCCGCCGCCGTCACCGCGTGGGCGTCAACATGGCGTATCCCTCAATTCCACTTTATCGGCCTGCCGTCGCGCGGGGCATGGCGTGAGTGTCGCAAGATCCGCTTTGTCAGTCTGGCCGAGGAGTTTGACGAAAGGGTGGAAGCGGTGCGTGCTGCCGCCGACGCCGGTCTTTTTGCCGATTATATTTTGGCGCAGGGTGGCCCCAACGTTGCCCGCGAAGATCAGACTGTGCGTTTGGCCCGCCGGGTTGCCGACGAGCGCAACGCCTATGATGAAGAGGTGCAGAAAATCGCGGGGATTTTTGCCCCGCATATCGGCGCCGATCGCGTTTATGAAACCCGCACCACGCAATGGCGCATCGTAGCGAAAGCTGTTGCCGTTGAGCCTTTGACTTTGAAAAGCGCCTCCGGCGCGCCTCGGAGTCCTGTCAATAACTGTGGGTTGGTCGGCAGCGGTGGCGCCGAAAATACGCAGGATGGGGAGCCTGTAGAATCTGTGGCAGTGATGGAACACCATCCAGACACCCCAATTGACTGGGATGACATGACCGTTGCACGGTCTGTTATGACGCGTTTACGGGCAAATGCTCCGCAGATAAACAGGCAGCAAAGAGGAATTGACCCACATAAGCGCATAGAGCCTGCTGCCTCGGCCAGATTGACCACCGACGAGCACGATCGTGTAACCAAAATTTACTCAGAGCTGGCACTACATGGCATCGAGCCGACGCGCTGGGAACTTGAGGCACTGGCGCGCGGCGCTAAAGTCAAATTTGGTGATATTTCAATGCACTACCCAACGACTAGCGATTAGGCGGGCTTCCAATAATTTCTTGCGCAATTAAATCTGATAGGCATATACTGTATGTGCATACAGTAATTAAGCATCGGAGGGAAAGGGTGCAAGCAGTGGATGAAGTGGTTGTTTTAGAAAGAATTGAACTCATCGCCCGTCTGGGGGTTTGTTATGAGAGCCAAGCGAAAGACAAAGACATTGCGCTGATATGGATTTCAGAACTGGCGGGGGAGATGAAAACCAGCATTGCCCCTGAAAAAGCAGAAGTGATTAGGCAGCTTGCCGCGATCTCTTGATCCATAGGTGACGTATGAGACGAGATTTAAACTTAGCCGGGGCGTTTATGGAGGCGCTTAACTTCAACGAAAACGGCAAGGGCCGCCGCATAAAGACGGTTGATTTCATTCACGCTGCAAACCGGCTCGGCACACACCTAACGCCTGAAGAGGCGAATTACTACATCAAGCACCAGTCCGGCCATGTTTTCAGGCTGATTGACGAGGGGCGTTATCAGCATAACACATACCTTTATTTGGGCTAAAAATTGTCATATGTCAGACTTGATCTGACATTGCCGCAGCACAGAGCTTAACCTAACAGGGCCGCTCTGTGCCAAAAGCAGATGTTTTAATAATTATTTTTGGCAATACTTACTGCGCCAACTTGGATACTGATTTTATTCTTCCCACTGCTGGCTAAACCCGAAAAGGTACATCAGTAAAGGAAAGCTTAGTTTTCTTATAGCCGTTGTAGTTGAGCAGGAACTCGATACCCTGCTTCATAAATGCCCGGTTTTTGCAGGGGCCGATCTTTACACTTTCTAGCGGCAGTCGTCCGTCAAAAGCATTGTCTTGTCTGGCTTTTACTTCAAGATAGGGAATCAGACCGTGCTGGTTTACCCGGAATTTAACTGGAGCAGCCTTTATATTAGGCTGTATTACGATCCGGTATTCGCTTTCTTCCTTAAAACTATCGTGCTTGAAAAACGGCGTCAACCTGTTTACTAGTTGAGATGCACTTTTATATTCAAATAACTTATTCTCTTTACTTATCTCAATAATATTTTCTTCCTTTAGAAAGGTGAGTATTTCTGCTTTCGCTTCCAGCGTGGAATTTCTACTAGTATAAAACACCCCACGTGATAATACCTGATAATCTTGGTAATCGAGGGCGCTTTCTAATTTATCACTGTCGAACTCCAGACATACCCCTTGAGTAGCGGCATAGCCGCGCCACTGGCTAAGCAGATCAGACTTTTGGCAGAATGAAATATTATAATTGTGCCTCGCCTGATTTAATCGGTGAATGGCAAGTGTATGACGAAGGATTTTAATGCTTTCCTGGCTCAGTTCTTCATTTAGATAGTTGAGTGCATTTTCGAAAGCTGCGATTCCATGATGCATTTCCTCTTCGTCGTTGAGAAAATACAGGTTGGTCGCCCGCAGGCAATGATTTTCAACAATGCCTTGGAGTCCATTTAGGTCGGTGTAGTGGTAGATCTTGTTCATCCGTATCAGCCGGTTTGTGGAGAGGAAACCAGTATAAACAAATCCGGCCAAGGGATCTTTAAGTATTAAAGCGCCGCTTTTGTCGTCACTGGACGTTAAGAGTATTCGGTCCAGATTTGTGTGATTACCACCGCCAGAACTTCCAGAAGGATAGAGGAGTGTTTGATTTTTCAATAGCTTCCTTTTCTTTTCTTAGTTCTGAATTAACGGTGACCTGAAAAATCTGTAAAGCTTCTTGAGCCTTGTCATGGAAGGGTTTCTTCTCGATGCGTTCAGCTGTACCCATTGTGATAGCCTGACCGACGAGCGAAAATGCGTTATCAGCATGGATTCGAATGTCATTTTCGGCGGTGACAGAAATAATTTCATGCAGCCGGATGTACTCAATATAATCGTGGCTATCCTGCTGAAAAGAGGCAAACTTATGCTTCTGCAACATCATCCAGGAGCTGGATAAAAAATTGATATAACGCTCAGTTTTTACATCCAGTTCTTTCCTGCGTTGTGCTATTAACTCCTTTTTAAATTCATGCCTATGGGTTACCTTAAGGGTCACGCAAGTAGTGAGAAGCGCTATTACAGAGCCCAGCCCGATTTTTACAGTACTATCAGCCACATCTACCCACTCAACTGCCATCTGTATTTCCTACTTTCCTGTTATACTTATGGCTGCCAGTATATATCTTCGCCAGCCTAAACACTCAGTTATTCTGTCCAGTTACCCTATGCATGCATTGGATGCATGAATTTGCATGATGATCCGATGCGACATTTACCCCCGCTGCGCCAGCACTGGCACGGATCGCGCCGGAGCATGCAACTGCATTAAAAGCGACACATAAAGCGGGCAGGCGAGGCGGGGATAGCATTGCGCGCAAGGCACTATTTAATTAATTTTATTTTTGTGCCTCAGAGCGCCGTGGTGGCATTTAATTGGCAATATTGAATGTGTGTGCCGGTTTGTAATGGCAGGCTGTGGCGGCGCTCTGAGGGCGCTTATCGCCGGGCATAAAAAAGCCGCCAAAGTGGCGGCCTGTGGATCACTCGTCATCGTTATCGAGGCTGTACTTTTTGAAGCATATGACTTCCATCCCTAGCCAGTCGTTAACCTCCTTGATTCGTTGTTGAAGCGGTGTCAGCTCGTTTCGCACAAACACCCTAGCCGCTTTCTCAACATCCCCAACTGATCCAACATTTTCCGGCTTGCCGCCCATCAACTGATAGGGAATACGGTGTGCGTCCAGCAGGTCGGCAGCGCTGACCTTTTTAATGTTAAAGAAGTCATCTTTTGTTGCGACCTCACTTAATGGCACGATCTTGATGCCGTCGGGCTTACCGTTCGGAGCGTAGAGAAAGAGGTTTTTAAAATTCCCCAGTCCTTTTGAACTCGACATTGCCGATCGCATGGCTTCAATATCGGTTTTACTCTGCGCCGAGTCGGTCACATACATGATGTAACCCGCATGGGCGCCATTCTGGTAATACTTACGCCTGAACAGCGTGGCGGACTCGTTCAACCATGCCGAGTTAAGCGCGCTGAGATACTCAGGCATGCCATAAAGCTCCTGATTAATATCAGGTTCCAACAGGTGAAAGACTCCGCCAGGTGCAAAACTGTGAGGCTCTGCAAAGGACTGTACAAACCAATAGACGTCCGGCTCAACCCCTCGGCGCGTGTACTTGGCCGGTGAGGTTTGTAGCTTCAGCAGCTTACCGCTGACGCTCATCCGCTTTTCTAAAAATGCGTTGCCAAACACCAGATAGTCCAGCACAAACCGGCTGAAATCCTGCTGAGAAAGCAACGGGTGCGGGATATAGGTGCTCGCCAAAATATTACGCTTAACGTAAATCGGCGAGCTGTGGTGCACGGCAGCCCGTAGACTTTTAGCAAGCCCGGAAAAACTGATTGGCGGCTCAATCCATTTCCCATTACCGATGCATTCGGTGTAATCCAAAATATCGCGCCGATCCAGTACGGGCGAAGGTTCCCCAAAGGTGAACGCCTCAACTTGCTGATCGGCCCGCGCGACGGTCTGATTTTCTTTTACCTTGCGGCGGCTGCGTTTACTCATAAGTTGAAATCCAAAATTGAGGTGGAGACTTGCCCGTTAGCGGCGGTAAGCGGTTCGTTTAACAGCGCGTGCATCGTTGCCCATGCAACGTCTGCGTGACTCGCATCCTCGCTTCGGCTAGCTTCATAGGTGGTGCTGCGTCCGCTGGTTGTCATAGTTTTGCGGATCGCCATAAACGATTTGGTGATGTCAGTGTGTGCGAGGTCATATTCGAGCCGGCCGCTGCCGATCGTGTCTTTGGCCTTTAACACCATGGCGGTTTTTACTTCAGCGCTGTAACGGATCTCGCGTGCGGCCGGGTAGAACGTGCGCACCAGCTGGAAAACACCTTGGCCGATGCCGGTTGCATCAATGCCGATGTATTCGACTTCATATTTTTCGGTCAGCGCACGGATAGACTCGGCTTGTGTGGCAAAGTCCATCCCCTTCCATTGGTGGCGTTCGATGATGCGGAATTTACCTCCTGTCACCATTGGCGGCGCCAGTACCACGCAACCGGCACTGTCGCCGGTATGGGATGGGTCATAACCGATCCACACCGGCCGATAACCGAATGGCCGATCGGCGTAGGGGTTAACGTCCGTCCATTCAACCAAACTATCAACCATGCAATCCTGAAGCTCCTCGAATGGGAACACGGAGGCGTTATCGTCCACAAATTCACACATGAACAGATTGCGGAAGTCTTCGGCGCTGTTTTCTTGCTTCAGCACATCAAGATTGAAAAGGTTACAGCCACCGCGTAGTGCATCCTCGATGGTCACGATCTGCCGCCATTGGCCGTCAGGGCACAATTTGCCAGCGGCTAACGCGCTGTGACTGATGTCGATTTCTACGCGCTCGCTGACATGTTTTCGCCCACGGTTAAAAAGCTCGCCAGACCAGAACGCGAAGGCACCGTGTCCCAGTGTCGAAGGGGTGGAAAAATAGGTAGTGCGGAGGTGACTTTGTGACGCCATACCGGAGGCGACCTTGCGCAATTTCTGGAAGTTGGGGATCCAGAAAATTTCATCGACCAGCAAATCGCCGTTATGGCTCTGCGCGGTGTTGGAATTGGTGCCAAGGAAAATCAGCTTGGCGCCGTTATTACCGAGTACGATGGGATCGCCAGTAAGATCAACGTCAACCTTTCGGGCAAATTGAATAATGTACTCACGGAAAACGTAAGCCTGCGTTTTACTGGCCGAGAGGAAAATCTGATTATTTCCGGTATCTAAAGCGCGTAACAGCGACTCACGAGCAAAATAAAATGTCGCGCCAATTTGGCGTGATTTCAAAATGTCCCGGATGCGATGCTTTAAACCTGCTTTGTGCCAACCGAGCTGATATTCAAAGGATTCGGCAAAGAAAATTTCTTTAAGTTTGGCGATCGCCTCATCGCTGAAAAAGTTCTTTGTGGGCTTTTTACGTTCACCTTTGTTGCGGTTTGCCACGTTGGGGTTTAAGTCGGCTTCGCTGCCGGTCGTCATATAGCGATTAACCCGTGCAAGGCGCTCAATTTGCCGCCCTAACAGGTCGATTTCTTTGTAGTCGCTGCCTTCTTTTTTCGTCTTCAGAACAAGCTGAATAATGCGCGCCTCGATGCTGGTTTCGACGCGAGAAATCGGCGCGATGTCGTCCCAGCGTTCGCGCTGTTTCCAGCTCTGCACCGTCGGCGCCTTCTGTTTCAGCATTTCGGCGATTTGCTTCACGGAAAAGCCTTGCCAATAGAGCAAAGCGGCCTGTCGGCGCGGATCGCTAAGCAACGTCGTGTCAGTTTGAATTTGCATGATATGCCCTCGTTTAAATCTCGAGGGCAAGGCTACGCAAGGCAACGGAGGCCCGCCTTAAGTCCCTGTTGTGTCTCAGATCTTCCAACCGCATCGCGTTGAGGCTTCTCGCATTTCCCCCCAAGATGGCCCCGAACCCAACAACCGGAGAGCCGCTTACATGGCAAAGAAAGTTTCAAAATGGTTTCGCATTGGTGTTGAAGGCGACACCTGCGATGGCCGCGTGATTGACGGCAACGACATTCAAGAAATGGCGGAAAGCTTCGACCCGCGCGTTTATGGCTGCCGTATCAATCTGGAGCACATCAAAGGGCTGTTTCCTAACGGCGATTTCAAACGCCTGGGCGATGTGGTCGAGCTGAAAGCAGAAAAGATTGAAGACGATTCAATCCTCAATGGCAAATGGGCGCTGTTTGCCAAGATGACCCCAACGGATGAGCTGGTCGGCATGGTGAAGGCTATGCAGAAGGTTTACACCTCCATGGAGATCCGCCCGAACTTTGCCAATACCGGCAAATGCTACCTGATCGGCTTGGCGGTGACGGATGACCCGGCCAGCCTCGGCACTGAATATCTGGAATTCTGCGCCCGTGCTAAGGCTAACCCACTGGCCGGTAAAAAATTAGAGCCGGGTGATTTGTTCTCTGTGGCATCTGAGGCGCTACTCGAGTTTGAGGATATTCCCGACAGCCTGCTGAGCAGCTTAACCGATCGGGTAAAAGGCATGTTTAGCCGTAAACAGGCCAGCGACGATGCGCGATTCAATGATGTGCATGACGCGGTGACGGCTGTAGCCGAGCAGGTGCAGAGCAATAGCGAAAGTGTTGAAGCGCGTTTTGCGCAGCTGGAACAGCAGATCGCAGGGCTGCAAAGTGAAATCGCTACAGAGCAGGAGAAATTTTCCTCGCTGCAAAACACGCTCGATCGCACTGAAAACTTTACTCAGCCGCGACGCCCGAACGCCACCGGCGGTGATGGTGCGGAAGCCAATTTGACCGACTGCTGATACCTCTTAAATTTCGAACAGGAATAAAAAATAATGCGTAACGAAACTCGCCTGCAATTCAATAAATACTTGTCTCGCCTTGCTGAACTTAATGGCGTTGACGTTGCTGACCTCGGCAAAAAATTTAACGTTGAACCGTCTGTTACTCAAAAGTTATTTGAGAAAATCCAGCAATCAACCTCGTTCCTGCAGCTTATTAATATGGTGCCGGTTGGCGAGCTGACTGAAGAAAAAGTCGGTATGGATGTTAACGGCACGATTGCCAGCACCGCCGACACGGATAGTGGGGTTGAGCGAACAACCGCAGATTTCACCAAAATGGATGCGTACCGCTATTTCTGTAAGCCGGTGAACTTCGATTATCACCTGAAATATAACAAGCTTGACCTGTGGGCGCGTTATCAAGATTTCCAGATCCGCATTCGCAATGCGATTATCAAACGCCAAGCGCTCGACTACATCACGATTGGCTTTAACGGTGTTATGCGCGCCCCAACGTCTGATCGGAAAAAGAACCCGCTCCTGCAGGATGTGGCTGTCGGCTGGTTGCAGAAATACCGTAATGACGCCCCGGCGCGTGTGATGGATAAAGTAACTGCCAAAGACGGCACCGTTATTTCCGACACCATCAAGATCGGTAAAGGCGGGCATTACGCCAACCTTGATGCGCTTGTGATGGATGCGCATGAGTCGCTTATCGACGAAATCCACCGTGAAAACCCGGAGCTGGTTGTCATTTGTGGGCGCCGTATTCTGACCGACAAATATTTCCCGAAAATTAACAAGCTACAGCCGAACAGTGAAGAATTGGCCGGTGAGCTGATTGTCAGCCAGAAAACGATGGGCCAGCTGCAAGCGGTGCGAGCGCCGTTCTTCCCGGCTAACAGCATTTTCATCACTTCGCTGGATAACATTTCTATCTATCTGTACGAGGATGGACACCGCCGCCACATTGTCGAAAACCCGAAACTGGATCAGGTGGAAAACTACGAACAGGTGAAGGTCGATTTTGTTATCGAAGATTACTCCGCCGGTTGCCTTATCGAGAATATCGAGATTCTGGAGCCTGAAGAGGAAGGCTCGCCGGAAGTGAAGATCGCCAATGTATTCGCGGCTGAATTGGTGAAGGCGATGAAATCGCTAACGGAACCCGGTGCCGCTCCAGAGGCATCCGATCACAGTCAAAAAGATACTGACGGCAACACGGAGGCATAAGCCATGGTGAGTCCCGCACAGCGTCATATGATGCGGGTCTCGGCCATGGAGGCTGCGCAGCGGGTCGATAATCCGCTGCGTCACGCAAACGTCTATGAGCAAATGCTCGTTAGGCTGGCCGCTGACCGCACCAAATTAAAACAGATTTATTCCGTAGAGAAGAAAGCCGAACACAAGCGCGCAATGCTTCCCGCATATGCACCTTGGGTGGCGGGCGTGCTGGCAGAAGGCCGAGGCGCTCAGGATGACATCTTGATGACTGTCATGCAGTGGAAGCTCGATGCGGATGATATTCCGGGCGCATTACAGATCGCTCCTTATGCGTTGAAACATCGCCTGAAAACTCCAAACAACAAGCGCCCGGCCGCGTATCTGTTTGCTGAGGAAATTGCAGCGTCTGCAGAGCGCCTTCGCAAGAGCGGTAGCGCCGTGAGTCTTAGCGATATGCAAACGGCTATTGCCATGATCGCGAATGAAGATATGCCGGATGTGGTGAAAGCCAAGCTGCATAAAGTGACCGGCCTCATCCTCAGAGATAAAGGCGATCATGCGCAGGCATTAGAACACCTGACGCGCGCAATGCAGCTTGATAGCAATGCCGGGGTGAAGAAAGAGGCTCAAAAATGCGAAACCGCGTTGAAGCCGAAGCCAGTAGCCAAAAAAACAACCGCACGCCCGCGTAAAGCTGCCGCAACTCCGGCTAGACGCGGGCGCCCACGAAAGGCGATTAAAACCGCCGGTTAAAAGAACGCGCCCCGCGCTGGGCGGCACGACGGCCGCGACAGGTTTCACCTCGTTAACGCCGTCGTCCACCGCCCCCTACTTTTCTGAGGTCATATGAGCACCGTTGTGATCCAACGGCCACGCCCGGACGCGCCAGCACCGCGCCCGGAGGATGAGCCGATCGTTAAAAACGTCTTTTTCTTCCCGGATATTAACCCGGCAGACGTGCGCGACGTAATGCGCATTGAAGGAACGATCACCGCCCCGCGTTTGCGCATGGTGATTAAAAGCGCGATCGCGGAGGTGAACGCCGAGCTGTTCACTTTCCGCCGGGACAAGATGGCCGACGGTTATCAGCGGCTTGAGGATGTACCCGCCGACGAAATCGATGATGAAAGCGTGCGGGTGAGCGAGTACCGGAACGCGGTCAGCGCGATCACGATGGCGCTTTTGTCGGAGCAATACCGCAGTTTCGACACTACCGCCACCGGCGGCCGCAAGGCTGATGTGGTCGAAGCCTCGATCGGCGAGCTGTGGCGCAACGCCCGCAACGCGATCAGTAACGTGGCCGAGCGTAGCCACTGCATCATCGGGCTGCTCTGATGAAAGTCCACGCCCTGCAGGGCGACACCGTTGATGCGATTTGCTGGCGCTACTACGGGCGCACGCAGGGCGTGGTTGAGCAGGTCTATTCGCTAAATGAAGGGCTGGCCGCTGCCGGGGCGATTTTGCCCCACGGCCACCCGGTCGAGCTGCCGGACGTGACCGCCGCGCCGCAGCGTGAAACCGTCAATTTATGGGATTAGCAATGGAGAAAATTACGTCGTGGGTGGCCTATACCATAGCGGCCTTTCTCGCTTGGATTGGCCGATACAGTCCGCAGGACATCGCCTTTATGGTCGGCGCCGCCGTTGGCGTTGGAACGTTCCTCGTTAACTGGTACTACCGCCGCAAAAGCTATCAGCTGTTGAACAAGTTAGGCGTCAGCCGGAGGGTTTACGATGAACTCAATCGCTAAACGCTGCAGCGTGGCCGCCGTGCTGGCGCTGGCGGTGCTGTTGCCGCAATTCAGCGCGCTGCAGATCTCTGAGGCCGGGTTGCGCCTGCTGGCTGATTTCGAGGGCTGTCGTTTATCGCCGTACCAATGCCAAGCGGGTGTATGGACTAGCGGCATTGGCCACACGGCCGGGGTAAAGCCCGGCAAGGTTATCAGCGAGCGCCAAGCTGCCGTTAACCTCATCGCCGACGTGTATCGCGTGGAGCGCGGCATAGGCCGCTGTATGCCTGTCACGATGCCGCCGCCGGTATATGACGCGGTGGTGTCCTTTGCCTTTAACGTTGGCGTCACGGCCGCCTGCGGCTCTACGCTGGCCGGTTTCATCAAGCGGCAGGACTGGCGCAGCGCCTGCCTGCAGTTGCCGCGCTGGGTGTTCGTCAACGGCGTCAAATCGCCGGGGCTGGAACGGCGCCGGGCGGCGGAGCTGGCCCACTGCCTGATCGGGGCCGCGCCATGAGCCGCGCGATCGGGTGGTTTCTGGTGCTGGCGCTGGTCGTCGCCGGTTGGATGAAATGGCAGGTTGTCACGTTGGGTGAGCGGCTGGAAAGCGCCCGGCAGGAGAACGGCCGGATAGCGGCGGCGCTGACCGATACCCGCGCGGCAATCGACACGTTGCAGGCGGCGGCCGGTCGGCTGGCGCAGGAAGAGGAAAAGTTAAGGGGCGACCTAAACGCCGCGCACCGGCTGGCGCTGACGCGCGAGCAGAAAATACAGAGGTTACTCAATGAAAATCAGCAATTACGGGACTGGTTTAACACTGCTTTGCCTGCTGACGTTACCCGGCTGCACCAGCGCCCCGGCTTCACCGACGCCGCGAATTATCTACGTTGGCTGTCCGAAAGTGAGTCCGTGCCAAATCCCGGCCAGCCGCCCGGCGACTAACGGCGATCTGAGCGCCGATATTCGCCAGCTTGAAAACGCTTTGGCGGCCTGCGCGGTGCAGGTCGAAACGATAAAACAGTGTCAGGAACAACACGATGATAAAACCGCAACAGCTCCGCGCTGAACTGACACGCTGCCTGCCGTGGCTACAGCGCAACCCTGAAAATCTGCAAGTGCGGGTAGAGCGCGGCAATGTGTCCGCCACGCTTGCCGCCTCGCTGTCCCATGAGTACCGCTATACGCTGAACCTGCTGTTTTTGGACTATACCGGCGATTTGGATTTAATCATGGTGCCGATTCAGGCATGGCTACGGGAAAACCAGCCGGACATCATGGCAACGGAGGAAAAGCGCCGCACCGGGATCACCTTTGCGAGCGACTTTAACAACAACGGCTCTTACGATTTCAGCGTGTCGCTGCAGCTGACCGAACGTGTTTTGGTGAAAGAGCAAGGCGATGGCGCGTTGCATGTTGAGCACCTGCCGGAGCCGCCGTTACCGGAGGACGTGACGCGGCCGATGCAGCTCTTTGTTCACGGCGAATTAGTGAGTGAATGGCATGAGCGAGCTTAACCCCTTTGATACCCGGCTTGCCGGGTTGATTGCCAAGCTGTCGCCGCAGTCGCGAAAGTCGCTGGCCGTCGCTGTGTCAAAGCGCCTACGCGCCGGTCAACAGCAACATATCAAACGCCAGCAAGCGCCGGACGGAAGCCCATTCGCGCCGCGCAAAACTCGTCTTCGCAACAAAAAGCGCCTGCGCGATCGGGCGATGTTTTCCAAGCTGCGCACAGCGCGCTATCTGAAAGCCCAGGGCAACAGCGATGCGGCCGTGGTTGAGTTTGTCGGGCGTGTGAAACGCATGGTAAACGTTCACCATTACGGCCTGCGCGATCGGCCGACGCCGCACAGCGAGGCGGTAAAATATGAGGCCCGTCCGTTGCTGGGATTTGGCCCGGATGACGTCAAAATGATAGAAACGGCCGTGATAGAACACCTCTCAGAATAACCCCCTGTTGTGCCTCCGATCTTCCAACCTCATCGCGTTGTCGCCGCCCGCGCCGGGCGGCATCCTTCCAGCATGAACAATCTACACGACATTTTGCGCCTGCTGCGCAACCTGATCCGCATTGGCACCGTGAGCACCGTTGACCTTGATAACGGCCTGTGCCGCGTCGAAACCGGCGGCAATCTTACCGGCTGGCTCAACTGGCTAACCTGTCGCGCCGGGCGTACTCGCAGCTGGTCGGCGCCTTCTGTCGGTGAGCAGGTGCTGATCTTTGCGTTGGGGGGCGAACTCGATACCGCGTTTGTGCTGTGCGGCATTTTCTCTGACGACTTCCCGGCCCCGTCTGCGTCGGCGGATGCGCTGCACATCGCATTCCCTGATGGCGCGGTTATCGAGTACGAACCGGAAACCGGCGCGCTGAGCGTGTCAGGGATTAAAACCGCCGACGTGCAGGCGTCGGAGTCCATCACCGCCAGCACCAAAGTGGTGATCGTTACGGCTGACAAAATCACGCTCGATGCGCCGGAGGTGGTCTGCACCAACAAACTCACCACCGGCACGCTGGAAGTGCAAAAAGGCGGGGAGATGCGCGGGAACATCGAGCACAGCGGCGGCTCGTTCTCGTCGAATGGCATTGTTGTTGATAAGCACACCCACGGCGGCGTCCAGACCGGCGGCGGGAGAACCGATAAACCCTCATGAGGACACCAGTATGAAAACCCTATCCGTAATTTTGGCCGCTCTTGTTTCTCGATTGGGCGCTGCGATTGCCTTATCGGGCGCTGTCATGCTGGCACTTAATGGGGTGTCCGGCTGGGGCTGGTTCCTGTTTATCGGGGTGCTGCTGTCATGAACAGCGCCAAATATATCGGCATGAACCGAGGCACCGGCCGCACGCTGACGGACATCGAGCATATTCGCCAGTCCGTTGCGGACATCCTGATCACGCCGCAGGGTTCGCGCCCGATGCGCCGGGCTTATGGCTCGTTGCTCTCTGAGCTGCTCGACCAGCCGCAAAACGACGCGCTGCGCCTGCAGATCATGGCCGCCTGTTACAGCGCGATTTTGGCATGGGAGCCGCGCGTAAAGCTGACCGGCATCGCTTTTAATACCACCTATGACGGCAAGATGGTGATCGACATCACCGGCACCCGCACCGATGCCCCCGGCGCGCTGTCGCTGTCTGTTCCTGTGAGCTGAAACCATGGCAACGATTGACCTTTCACAACTGCCCGCGCCGATTGTCGTTGAGGTGCTGGATTATGAAGACATTTTGGCAGAGCGAAAGGCGACGCTGATTTCGCTTTATCCGGAGGAACAGCGGGAGGCCGTCGCGCGCACGCTGGCGCTGGAGTCGGAGCCGATCGTTAAGTTGCTGCAGGAAAACGCCTACCGCGAGGTGATTTTACGCCAGCGAGTCAACGATGCCGCGAAAGCGGTGATGCTGGCGTATTCCACCGGCGAAGATCTCGACCAGCTCGGCGCCAACTTCACCACGCCGCGACTGGTGATCGCCTCGGCGGATGAGAGCACCATTCCGCCGACACCGGCAATCATGGAAGCGGATGAAGATTACCGCCTGCGCCTGCAGGATGCTTTCGAAGGCATGAGCACAGCGGGATCGGCCGGTTCCTACCGTTTTCACGCCCGCTCGGCCGATGGCCGGGTGGCTGATGTGACGGCAATCAGCCCATCACCGGCTAACGTGACCGTCACCGTGTTGTCGCGGGACGGCGACGGCACCGCCAGCCCCGAATTGTTGCAGGTTGTCCGCGAGGCTCTGAATGATGAGGACGTGCGCCCGGTCGCCGATCGCGTCATCGTGCAAGCGGCCAAAATCACCCGCTATGGCATTGATGCCACGCTGTTTCTCTATCCCGGCCCGGAGGTTGCGCCGATCCTCACGGAGGCGAAACAACGTTTGCAAAATTATGTGCTGACCATGCGCCGTTTAGGCCGCAGTATCCGGCGCACCGGCATCATCGCGGCGCTGACCGTGGAAGGTGTTGAACGTGTTGAAGTTGCTCAACCGGCCGCCGACATCGTGCTGGATAAAACGCAGGCGGGTTACTGCACCGGCGTGAACATCACACCGGGGCGCGCCGATGACTAACCGCTTATTGCCTGTCGGCTCCTCACCGTTGGAGGTTGCTGCCGCCGCCGCGTGTGCTGAGCTGGAGCGCGTGCCGGTTCCCCTGCGTGACCTGTGGAACCCGAAAACCTGCCCTGTGCATCTGCTGCCTTATCTGGCGTGGGCGTTCTCCGTTGATAGATGGGATGAGGCGTGGCCGGAGGACGTCAAGCGGGGCGTGGTGTCCGCTGCGTTCTACATCCACCGACACAAGGGCACCATCGGCGCCGTGCGCCGTGTGGTGGAGCCGCTCGGCTACCTGATTAATGTTATCGAATGGTTCCACACTGACGGCGCCGATCCGCCCGGCACCTTCCGGCTGGATATTGGCGTACTTGAAACCGGCATCACCGAGGAAATGTATCAGGAGATGGAACGCCTGATCGCCGACGCCAAGCCCCTGAGCCGCCACCTGATCGGCCTCAACATTTTGCAGGACATCCCCGGCCGGATTTACACCGGCGCGGCCGCCATTGATGGCGATGTCATTACCGTTTACCCCGGATAAGAGAAAATCATGAGCAAATACAAAGCGATTATTACCACCGCCGGGGCGGCCAAGATTGCCGCCGCCAGCGCGGGCGGCACGCAGTTGAAAATCGTCTCTATGGCCGTCGGCGACGGGAACGGCACGCTGCCGACACCTAACCCGGCCCAGACCAAGCTGGTCAACGAGAAATGCCGCGCGGCGCTCAACGGGCTGACTATCGACAAAACGCTGAAAAATCACATTCTGGCCGAGATGATTATTCCGGCAAACGTCGGCGGCTTCTGGCTGCGTGAGATGGGCCTCTATGACGAGGCCGGGACGCTGATTGCCGTCAGCAACATGGCGGAGAGTTACAAGCCGAAGCTTGAAGAGGGCAGCGGCCGCACGCAGACGCTGCGCATGATCCTAATTGTCAGCAGCACCGATGCGATTCAGGTGATCGCCGGTGGCGACACCGTGCTGGCGACCAAGGATTTTGTGGCCGACGCGATCGCCGAGCATGAGAAAACCCGCAACCACCCGGGCGCCAGCACCACGGCGAAGGGGCTGGTGCAGCTGAGCAGCGCAACAACCAGCACCGACGAAACGAAAGCCAGCACGCCGAAGGCGCTTAAAACTGTCAGCGATGCCAGCATGAAAAAGGCCGCCAATCTGTCCGACTTGCCCGACAAGGCCGCCGCGCGTGGCAATCTGGCGCTGGGCGATGCTGCGACGCGCAACGTCGGGGTAGAAGGCGGGCAACTGATGGCCGTCGGCGCGTTTGGTCTGGGGGCGGGCGCGCGGGCTTTCGATAACGCTTATTGCAACACTGCGCAAATTTTCCGGCTGAATGCGACCTCTGAGAACAAGCCGCCGATCGCTGGAAATATTGCCGCCGGGGTGCTGAGCTTGCCTTGCGATGCCGCACCCTCAACGGGCTATGTCAGCGTGTCGGGGCTGGGGCATGGTTTTATTGGCCGTTCTAACCGGCCGGAAAATGGGGTGGTGTGGTCACGGATTTACACCACGGACTACAAACCGACGGCTGCCGATGTCGGTGCATGGAGTAAAAACGAAGCTGACGGCCGTTTTCTGATGCTGTCCGGCGGCACGGTTAAAAAACTGGCTATTAAGCCCGGTAGCGCTGAAACGGATGGGGATTCACTGAGTATTGAGGGAAACCAGCATACGCCGTTGGTCATGAGCCGCCCTTCAGCGCAGAGTAATTTATCACTCGGTTTCCAAGTCGCCGGGAAGGCACTGATGCGTCTTGGTTTGGGGATGGATAACGAGTTGCATTGGGGAACTGAGCCTAATCAGGGGGCAAACCCGCGTATTTATACGACGGCGAAACCGCCTACCGCGCAAGAAACAGGCGCGTTGACGGATGCGCAGGCTATGCAGAAATACGCGCTGCGTTCTATCAAGGTGAACGGTAAGCCGTTGAGCGGGGACGTCAATCTGTTGGCCGGTGATGTCAACGCATGGAACAAAACCGAAGCCGACGGCCGTTTTGTGAAACGGGCTGGCGATACCATGACCGGGGCGCTTGCGTTGCCGCGCGTGGTTTTCCCCAGCGAAAGCTTGCAGGCCACAAACGCCGACAGCGACCTCACACGGCCGGACGGTTTCACGCTTGAGCAGCTTGGCGATAAATCAGTCGGCTATCCACTGACTAAAGGGAATCTCGGTAATTTGATGACGTTCAAACTCAACAAATACCGGCATGTCCAATTTGCGATCGGCTCGGGTAATACGGAATTTTGGCTACGTTCTCCTCGGGAAGATAATCCGGCGACGGCTAAGGCTTGGGCGCAGGTGTACACGACACACTACAAGCCAACGGCTGCTGACGTTGGCGCGCTGACAGACGCGCAAGCCGCGCAGAAATACGCGCTGCGCTCCATCAAGGTGAACGGTAAGCCGCTGTCCGCTGATGTGAATTTGTTGGCCGGTGACGTTAATGCGTGGAATAAAACCGAAGCGGATGGCCGCTATCTGGCTAAGACCGGCGGGCAGTTAACCGGAACGCTAAAGACCAGCGCGGAGATCCAATCTACCCATATTGATAATTATCGCATGGTCGGCGGCGGGTTCGGTTCCTTCTGGCGTAATGACGGCAACCGGCTTTACCTGCTGCTGACAAAAGAAAACGACCAATATGGCACATTCAACGAAAAGCGCCCGTTCTCTGTGGATGTCAGAACCGGCGCCGCCGCCTTTGAGTCGGGTGTTCATATCGGCGGTAACTGGCCCGCGATCACCACATCAACCGGCACGACGTGGCACCCGGACGGAAACGTTCAGGGTTCAGCTTGGGGTGGCTACCTCAGCAATTGGCTTAATAACAATCTTAACGGCCGCGTTGACTGGGGTTCCTTTGCGAACCGAACGCATGAAGGGTCGGGGTGGTGGCGAGACGAGAACACCGGCATCCTCCTACAGTATGGCAGGACGTACACGAAGGGGATTAACGAAAGTGCGAACCTGTGGCAGTCGTTCAACATCCCGTTCACCCAATGGGTCGGGCCGATCCTGATGACGCCCGCGTGGCCGGACAGAAGCACCTGGGATCAGTATTACGATTATGGCGTACAGCTCGGCAGCCATAACACGCAGGGCTTTAACTGGAACAAACAATGCTACAGTAACGACGTGCGCACCGATTGGGATAGCGGCATGACGTGGTTCGCGATTGGGAAATAAAAAATATGTATGTTTATAGTGCTGAAAAGAATGCGTTTTACCCGCTCTCGATGCTGGAAGATTACGCCGCTGTAGGCGCTTGGCCTGATGACGGTATTGATGTTGATGAGGCTGTTTTTCAGGCGTTCACCGGCCAGCCGCCGGAGGGGAAACAACGTGGAGCATCGAAGGGGCGGCCGTGCTGGGTAGACATCCCGCCACCGACTGCTGAGCAACAGCGCGCCAGTGCTGAGCGCCGTAAAGCATCTTTGATGGCGTTGGCCGGAAAAGCGCTGGCGCCGCTGCAGGATGCGGATGATTTGGGGATGGCGACGGAGGAAGAAGCCGCGCAGCTCAAGCGCTGGAAAACCTACCGGGTGCAACTGAGCCGCATTAACCCGCAGGATGCGCCGGATATTGACTGGCCGGTGGCGCCCGGCGCCTAAGAAAAAAGCCCGCAGCGATGCGGGCTTTGCGTTTGCGGCTTTCCCTGATGTTGCCGCGTCTACCTTTCGACCTTACCCCGCCCGGCTAAAATCCGTCCAATTGATTGCATAGATCAATGCGGCGTTATTGATCGGCGTAAACGATCGTCATTCCTTCACAAATCCCCCAATCCGGCCCGGCCTGTTGTCTGGTCGGCCTTCCAGCACCCACCGCGTGCGGCCCGGCGCGCCGGGCGTCATCATGCCTGCACCTACTCACCACCCGGAGCAAATTAATGGGCGACTATCATCACGGCGTGCGCGTCGTCGAAATCAACGACGGCACCCGCGTTATTTCCACCGTATCGACGGCAATCGTCGGCATGGTCTGCACTGCGGAGGATGCCGACGCATCGGTTTTCCCGCTCGATACCCCGGTACTGATCACCGACGTGCTGGCCGCCTCCGGTAAGGCCGGTAAAAAAGGCACGCTGGCGGCGTCGCTGCGGGCGATCGCCGAACAGGCCAAACCGGTCACGGTGGTTGTTCGCGTTGCCACCGGCAAAGACGCGGCGGAAACCACCTCCAACATCATCGGCGGCGCGAACGCGGAAGGCCGTTACACCGGCATGAAAGCGCTGTTATCTGCACAGGCAGAGCTTGGCGTTAAGCCGCGCATCCTCGGCGTTCCGGGGCTGGATAATCAGGAGGTCGCGACGGCGCTCGCCGGGATTTGCCAGCAGTTGCGCGCGTTCGGCTATATCAGCGCCCACGGCTGCAAAACCGTGCAGGAGGCCACCGCTTACCGCGACAATTTCAGCCAGCGCGAGCTGATGCTGATCTGGCCTGATTTTGTCAGCTGGAACACCACCGCAAACCAGAGCGACATCGCTTACGCCACCGCCCGCGCGCTGGGCCTGCGTGCCAAAATCGATACGGAAACCGGCTGGCATAAGACGCTTTCAAACGTCGGCGTTAATGGCGTGACCGGCATCACCGCCAGCGTGTTCTGGGATTTGCAGGCACCCGGCACCGATGCTGACCTGTTAAACGAGGCGTGCGTCACCACCCTTATTCGCAAAGACGGCTTTAAGTTCTGGGGTTCCCGCACCTGTTCCGATGATCCGCTGTTCATGTTCGAGAACTACACCCGCACCGCGCAGGTGCTGGCCGACACCATGGCCGAGGCGCACCTATGGGCCGTTGACCGCCCGGTGACGCCTACGCTGGTGCGCGACATGATTGACGGCATCAACGCGAAATTCCGCGAGCTGAAATCCGCCGGGCTGATTATCGACGGCACTTGTTGGTACGACGAAAGCGCCAACACCAAGGAAACCCTGAAGGCGGGCAAGCTGTTTATCGATTACGACTACACGCCGGTGCCACCGCTCGAAGATTTAACCCTGCGCCAGCGCATCACCGATCGCTATCTTGCGACGTTTGCGGCATCCGTGAACCGCTAAAGGAGACGTTAGAACATGGCACTGCCAAAAAAACTGAAATACCTGAACCTGTTCAACGACGGCTACAGCTACATGGGCGTGGTGTCCTCGCTGACGCTGCCGAAGCTCACCCGCAAGCTGGAGAAATACCGGGGCGGCGGCATGAACGGTGCGGCCTCCATCGATATGGGGCTGGACGATGACGCGCTGGCCGTTGAATGGTCGATGGGCGGCATTGATGAGCTGGTGTTGAAGCAGTGGGGCGCCGTCGATGCTGTGCCGCTGCGCTTTGCCGGTTCCTTCCAGCGTGACGACACCGGCGAGGTGTCCGCTGTGGAAGTGGTGATGCGCGGCCGCCACAAGGAAATTGACTTTGGCGAGTACAAGCAGGGCGAGGATACCGAAACCAAGGTATCTACCGAGTGTACTTACTTCAAGCTGACCGTGGACGGCAAAGAGCTGATCGAAGTCGATACCGTGAACATGGTCGAAAAGGTCAACGGCGTTGACCGGCTGGCCGAGCATCGCAAGGCGATCGGCCTGTAATTTTTGCGCCAGCCCGCCGGGCTGGCCCTTTTCCCCCTGATTTGAGAGAACACCATGAAAGACGTAAACGAAAATACCGTTACCCTCGACACCCCGATCCAGCGCGGTGAAACCACCATCACCGATGTGCAGGTGATTAAACCGAACGCGGGCGCGCTGCGCGGCGTCGGGCTGGCGGCGATCGCCAACGCCGACGTTGACGCGCTGCTGGTTGTGCTGCCGCGTGTGACCGTGCCGAACCTGACAAAAGAAGAATGCGCGCGCCTTGAGCTGCCGGATTTGGTGGCGCTGGCCGGGAAAGTGGTCGGTTTTTTGTCGCCGAACTCGGCGGCGTAATCCCCGACGCCCGGCTGGGCGTTGATGATTTGATGGCGGACATCGCGGTGATCTTCCACTGGCCGCCGTCTGAAATGGCCGGAATGACGCTCACGGAGCTGTTGAACTGGCGCCATAAGGCACTGCAACGCAGCGGAGTTAATCACGATGAGTAAAAACCTGCAGTTACAGGTGCTGCTGAAGGCCGTAGACCAAGCCACCCGCCCGCTAAAGAGTATCCAACAGGCAAGCAAACAGCTTGCCGGTGACATCAAAACCACGCAGCAAACCCTCAAGGCTCTGGACGCGCAAAGCGCCCGGATTGAGGGGTTTCGCAAGGCGCAGGGGCAGCTTGCCGTTACCGGCAAGGCACTGAAGAAAGCCAAGGAAGAGGCGGCCGCGTTGGCCGTCCAGTTCAAGGCGACGGAAAAGCCCACGGCGCAGCAAGCGCGCTTGCTGGAAGCATCAAAGCGCGCCGCCGCCGAGCTGCAGACGAAATACAACGGTCTGCGCCAGTCGGTGCAGCGCCAGCGTGACGCGCTCAACGCTGACGGCATCGCTACCCGGAACCTGAGCGCCGAACAGCGCCGGTTGAAGGCCAGCGCCAGCGAAGCCACGACAGCGCTGGGCCGCCAGCGCGGCGAGCTGGATCGCCTGAGCAAGAAGCAAGAGCAGGTTAACCGCGTCAGTGCGCGTTACCGTGCCGGGCAATCGGCAACCGCGGCTGTCCGTAATACCAGCGCGGCCGGGCTGGGTATCGCTACCGCCGGGCTGGTCGCTGAAGGGGCGTTTATTGCGCCGGGGGTGCAGTTCGACAGGCAGATGTCAGACACGCAAGCCACGTTAGGGCTGGCGAAGGATGACCAGCAACTGGCCGCCATTCGCCAGCAGGCGCGGGATATTGGCGCCACCACTGCGTTTTCGCCGACGGACGTCGCCCGCACGCAATCCGTATTGGCAAAATCCGGCTTTAACGGCGATGCCATTCTGAAATCGACCGAATCAACGGTAAATTTGGCGCTGGCCTCTGATCTGGACATCGCCGACGCGGCCGACATCATCACCAACATGCAATCGGCGTTTAACATGCCGATAGACGAGATCCAGCGCGTCGCGGACGTGATGACCAAAGGTTTCACCAGCTCGAACAGCAACCTGATGGATTTTGGCGAAGCGATGAAGTACGTCGCGCCGATCGCCGAGGCTGCCGGGGCCAGTATCGAGGACACCACCGCCTTGCTGGGCGTGTTGGCTGATAACGGCATCAAGGGGTCTATGGCCGGTACGGCGGCCAGTGCGATGTTTACGCGGTTACAGGCGCCCGTCGGGCAGGCGGCTGATGCGTTGTCAGAGTTGGGCGTAAAAACCAAGGACGGCAAAGGGAACATGCTGCCGATCGCGAACATCCTCAAGAAAATTAACGGCTCGTTTAAAACCAACAAGCTCGGCACCGCGCAGCAGGCCGAATACCTGAAAGTCATTTTCGGCGAAGAGGCGATGAAAGGCGCTATCAAGCTGATTGATGCCGCCGGTAACGGCAAGCTGAGCGAAAAACACAGCACCGTCACCCAGTCAAAAGGGGCTACGGCCCAGATTGCCCGAGTGAAGGTGGACAACCTCGACGGCGACCTGAAAAACCTGTTTTCGGCGTGGGAAGATGTTCGCATTGAGGTGTTCGACGGCCAGAATTCAGCGCTGCGCAAACTCACGGTTTCCGCCACTGAATGGCTGACCAAGGCCGGGGCATGGGTGAAGGCTAATCCTGAGCTGGTCGGCACGCTGGTGAAAGTCACGGCGGGCGTTACGGCCCTGATCGGTGGCCTCGCTGCGCTGGGCCTTATTGCATGGCCGGTGATGGCCGGGGTCAATATGTTGATCGCCGGGGCCGGGCTGCTGGGAACGGTCTTTACCACCGTCGGCGCCGGGATTGCGGCCGCATTCAGTGTGATCACCTTGCCGGTGGTTGCGGCGGCGGCGGTGATTGCCGGTGTGGCGTTGACTATCCGTAAATATTGGGAGCCTATCAGCGCCTTTTTGACGGGCATCGGCGAAGGCTTCAGCGCCGCTTTCGCGCCGATGCGCGCCGCGCTTGTCCCGCTGGCAGGCGCATTTACGCCGCTGCTTAGCATGGTGCGCAACGTGTGGCAGTGGTTCGGCAAGCTGATCGAGCCGGTGAAATCCTCACAGGCCGAACTTCAGACCGCCGCGCGCTATGGCCGCATGTTTGGTGAGTGGATCGCGGCCGGATTGAGCCTGCCGCTGCAGCTGTTGGGCGGATTGCCCGGCCTGCTGACCGGCATCTGGGGCGTTGCGAGCGGTATCGCGGAGCGTGCCGCCGCCGTCTGGGACACCATCGGCGAGCGTGTTAACGCGGCATGGCTGGCGCTGAGCGCCGCCACGGTTCAGGCATGGGATCGGCTGACTGGCTGGCTTAATGGCAAATGGGAGGGGCTGGTAAATGGGGCTAAAGCGCTGCCGGGGCAGTTCAAAGAAGCCGGGATGAACATGATTAACGGGGTCATTGACGGCATTAGCGAGCGCTGGCAGGCGCTGAAAGACAAGTTTTCCAGCCTCACGGATATGCTGCCGGACTGGATGAAATTTGGCGACGATGAGGCGGAGGTTAACCCGTCGATTTCATACAATCGCCCGGCGCCTGAGCTGATGCCGGGGCCGGGCTATGCGGGGGCATTCGACAAGGGCGGCATCATCCCGCGCGGCCAGTTCGGCATCGTCGGCGAGCGTGGCCCGGAGATTGTCAACGGCCCGGCCAACGTCACCGGGCGCCGGAAAACGGCGGCGCTGTCGGCGGCGATGTTATCGCTGTCAACGCCGGTGATGGCGTCGGCCCCGGCTGCCGCATCCGCTACGGCGCCAGCCCCGATCACGATTCAGGTGTACGGCGCCCCCGGTCAAGACGCGGCATCTATTGCGCGCGAAGTCTCGCGCCAGCTTGAGGCCGAACGACGCAAACACGCGGCTGCCGCGCGCAGCCGCATGAACTACGAAGGGTAAAACCATGATGTTAACGCTGGGCCTGTTTGTTTTTATGCTGCAGACGCTGCCGTATCAGTCCATGAGCCGCAACGCGGAATATCGCTGGCCGAGCAACGCCCGCGTTGGCCTGCGCCCGGCGGCTCAATTTCTGGGGATGGATGAGGAAAAAATCACGCTGTCCGGGGTGCTGCTGCCGGAGATCACCGGCGGCCGCTGGTCACTGCTGACGCTGCAACTGATGGCCGAGCAGGGCCGGGCGTGGCCGCTGATTGAAGGCACCGGCACGATTTACGGCATGTTTGTGATCGAGTCGATTTCTGAAACGCATTCCGAGTTTTTCGCCGACGGCAGCCCGCGCCGCACTGAGTTCACGCTCAACCTGAAGCGAGTCGATGAATCCCTGTCTGCGATGTTTGGCGATCTGCGCCAGCAGGCCGGGGAACTGTACGATAAAGCCGGAGAGATGGCCGGGAAGGCCGCCGGTGCTATGGGAGGGGTGTTATAATGAAAAGCGGCGTAAGCCTGCCAGCCGGGGCGCGGGTTGCCCCGGATTTTTCGCTGTTGCTGCAGGATAACGACATCACGCAGAACATCCGCAAACGGCTGATTTCGCTGTCGCTGACGGATAACCGGGGATTTGAGGCCGACCAGCTCGACATCGAGCTGGACGACAGCGACGGACTTATGGCGATGCCTCAGCGCAATGCGGTGCTGTCGCTGTCGCTCGGCTGGCAAGGCTCGCCATTGACGCCAAAAGGCCAGTTTACGGTCGATGAGGTCGAACACCGGGGCGCGCCGGACACGTTGACTATTCGCGCGCGTAGTGCGGATTTTCGCGGCTCGCTGAATACCCGGCGCGATGAGTCCTACCACGACACCACCCTGGGCGACATTGTGCAGAAGGTGGCTGCGCGCAATAAGCTGAAAGCCTCGCTGGCCGCCGGTCTGGGCACCATCAAAATCAGCCATATTGACCAGACGCAGGAGACGGACGCGGCATTTATTACCCGACTCGCAACGCTCAACGGCGCGGTGGCGGCGGTGAAAAATGGCGCTCTGCTGTTGTTGCGACCGGGGAACGGCGCCACGGTAGGCGGGAAGCCATTGCCGGTGTATACCATCACCCGACAGGATGGCGATCAGCACAGTTTCAGCATTGCCGATCGGGATGCCTACACAGGCGTGACGGCGAGCTGGCTCAATACCAAACAGCCGAAGCCGAAGAAAGTGAAGCTGCAGCGCAAGCCAAAAGAGCAGCATTTGCGCGCGCTGCAACACCCGAAGGCGAAGCCGGGCAGCAGCAAAAAACCGGGGAAAACGGCTGAGGCGGCGAAAGGCGATTATCTGGTGGGGGCTGACGATAACGTGTTTGCGATCACCAAAATTTACGCCACAAAGGCCGCCGCAATGCGTGCCGCACAGGCCAAGTGGGAAAAGCTTCAGCGCGGTGTGGCTGAGTTCTCACTGTCGCTGGCGATGGGCCGGGCCAACATCACCCCGGAGACGCCGGTACGCGTCAGCGGGTTTAAAGGGGCGATTGATGCGCAAGACTGGATAGTGAGCAAAGTTACGCACAATTTGAGTAACGGAGGTTTTACGACGGCGCTGGAGTTTGAGGTTTTGCTGTCGGAGGTTACTTATGATATTTCTTAATGGGAATTGTAAATTCACTTAAAGAAACTTCTTTTTTGGATCGCGAGCGGTATTATCGCGGCAATTGAGCCAGTGACGAGGAATTAATCATGTTTCATTGCCCGCTTTGCAGAACAGCGGCCCATGCCCGCACCAGCCGCTATCTGAGTCAACAAACGAAAGAACGTTATCACCAGTGCCAAAATATCAACTGTGGCCACACGTTTAAAACGATGGAGACCTACCAATGCGCGATCATGACGCCGGGCCGGGTTGATGCAGTGCCGCCGCATCCGGTCGGCGCCAGTGTGGAAGGACAGCAACAGGTTATGTGGATGTGA